ATAATATTACTCATTTTCTTTCGCATTTCATACTTTTAAGGCTATTATCGAAATAATAACCCCCATCACAACCTCTACCGTGGCTGAATCTTTTATAAATAATTTAAACTACGATCTTCCAGCTCCGCAACGTAAACCTCGTGTTCAAAAATATACAGGAGGGTCAAATTCAAGAGCAGTTATAGAAGCTCGTTGCCAAAGATTATACTCAAAACAGCTTGAAGGTAAGACTACCAGACAACTTGTCATAGAACATTCTCAAAAAGAAGGCATATCCTTAGTAACAGGTTGGGCTGATTGGAAAAAAGTTAAAGAATGGAATGATGAAGATTGGCTTAAAGAAAGAGATAAAATGATTCCTCGTCTTCAAGCTATGCGTATGCGTCTATTCAACAAAGCTATATCAAAAGGTCAATTGCAAACAGCAGCACAAATTCTCGATAGCCTAGGTAAAGTAGTTGGTGAATCCGTAGAAACTGTTAACATTCAAGCTCCTGAACTTGCAATTCGTATAGAACCAAAGCAATAAAGATACACAGAATATATTTAAGTTATCCGTGTAGCAAAAAAAAATAAAATTTTTTACAACTACACCCCCATAGCTAAAAAAAATTCTCCTGGAATATTTTTTTTAAATAAATTCTTTAATATGCATAGCAATTATTGATATAATTTGATATCATTAATAGTAAGGATATAAAACTTTACTAGTTCTTAAATCCTTTACAACAACTCTATTTATCTTCCTAAGTTAAATACAGTTATCTAAGCTCAGAAGCTTTTACAAGCTTACTAAAGCTAAATACAAAAAAATTATTCAATTTCATTTAATTAATCATGACAAGATCAATTATTTTTTTAAGTTGTTTTTTAATTCTTACTTGGCAAGGATTAACAATCACAAACACATTGAAGACAAGATTAGAAGAAAGAACTAATCAAGTACAAACACTTTTAAATAGGATTTAATCATGAAAAAATTTTTAAACTTTGAAGAATATAATACAATTCTTCTTGCTGTAAATTCTTCTACTGATTTCATAGTTAATGGAAGCAGTAAGAAAAAAGAATTTTATGATACTTTATTCAATAAATTATTTTCTATACAAGAAGATGATTTATTAAAAAATGAAGAAATCAATTATCCAATAACTAACTCTTAATTGAGTTAGTTTTTTTTATTCAAAATTATTTAATTAAACAAATGAAAAAATTAACTTTTGAAAAATGGGAATCTAAATTTTATGATGTTCCCTTTATAGAACCAAACTTTGATTTATTGGAATCAATGGGGGTTGATACCTATATGGTCAATTGCTCTCAAGATACAAGTGATGGAAAAACAAAATATGTAAGAGTTTTTCATTTTGGGGGATGGTATGAAATTTTAGAAAATGGGAAACACTATTTATGTTTAGGTAATGAAGATTGGATGAGTGAAGAAGAAGAAGTAATTAAGACAATAAAAAAAGAGTTATATGATTGGGCTAGTGAAGAATTAACAAACTTTGGAGAATAAGAAAAATGAAATTCAATAAAAAATTAACTAATAGAAGTGAAGCTAAACAGTTTATTAAAGATTTAGTTTCAAATGATTTAGACTTTCACTTTGATACACCAGCTGAAGAAATCTTTAAAGGCCGATTATCTGAGCTGGAGATAGAAGATTTACAAAATAGAATCGATGAAATTTTTGAAATATTAGATAATCCTTTTAAATATTTAGTTTGGTTTTGTAGACTTCAAGACAAATAATAATAGTTGCTTAAAGGGATAATAGAAATATCCTTTTATGAAACTATTTTATTAGTTTCAAATATCCTGGAATCTTAAAGGCCGTTAAAGGCCAATAGGGTTAAAGGCCGTAAACACTTATTTAATTAAAAAAAATGATTAATGTAACTTGCATCCCAGCTCAATATGCTGTTTTGAAAAATAAAAAACAGATATTTGAATATTATCAAAGTAAAAAAGACTTTTATAATATGAACTTTGTATCTCCAGATAATGGAAGATTATTTAATAAAGATGATGTAAAAGATTAGCTGTTATCGATGTTAAAAAAAATAAATTAATTTAGGAGATAATAAAAAATGAATAAAAGACTTAAAAAACTTTTTAAAGATTATGATGATAATCTTTTAAATTATTTTTGTGGTTTATCTCCTGAAGAATCAAAAGCTTTTAACAAGTTAGTTAAGGAGAATAAAAACAAATGATTTTAAAAATGTCTAAAGGTAATGCAAAGCTATCAAAAGATACTTTGATACTGTCAATTTCAGCTGGTATAACCTGTCCAGGTTCTAATAATTGTAAGGCTTGGGTTACTTTGAAAGATAATAAAAGAGTATTAAATAGAGGTAGTGAGAGTTTATTTACTTGCTTTGCTGCTAGTGAAGAATTAAGATACCCGAATGTTTTTAAATCAAGGAAATATAACTATAATTTAATTAATAGTTATGTTATTAAAAAAGATTTAAAAGGATTAACTGATTTAATTAATCAATCTATACAAGCTAATAGAAAGAATATTTCTAAAGTTAGGATACATGAGAGCGGGGATTTTTTTAATATTCTCTATCTTAAAGCGTGGTTAAATGTAGCCAAGTTAAATAAAGATCTTAAATTCTATTGTTATAGTAAGAGTCTTAATTTTTTCTTAGAAGTATTACTCCCTAATAATTTTTATATGGTAGCTAGTTATGGGGGCCGATATGATTATTTAATCGATCAGGGTTATTTTACTAAATATTCAAAAGTTGTATTTAGTGAAGATGAGGCAATAAAACTTGGTTTACAAATTGATAAAGATGATAGCTTATGCTTTGAAAATAAAGCCTTCGCTCTTTTATTGCACGGAATGCAAGAAAAAAATACAGCAAGTGCAGAGGCTTTAAAACTTATCAAACGTAATAAAAAACTAGTAGAGGTTAAATAATGAATAAAAAATTTAAAGATTTATTTGTTGGCCAGGTTTTTGATTATGAATTTTTAATTAAAGACCAATTTATTAGAGGTATTAAAAAAAGTACTCGTACTGCTTTAATGCTATTAGATAAAGATGATGATTTTATTATGTATTTTTCACAAAATACGGAAGTTAGAGAAACTAATATATTTACTGTTATTTAACTATTTTTATTATTTGATTTTAAATAATTAATTAAAAGTAAATTAATCAGGATATCTAAATTTTTATCATTAGATGAAAGTTTATTTAACCTGGTTAAGTGCTTTTTAAGCTCATCATTAGTGGTGATGTTGTGATTATGACAAAATTGTTTGATGTAGCTCATATTAGGGCGAATTAGGGCGAAAATTTGATTAGTTTACTAATAATATGATATCATACATACATAACCTTATATCATTTTAATTATGAATGAAAACACAAAAAAAGAAAAATGGATTGAACAGCAACAAGATAAAGCTGTTAAAGTTCATCATAAAAATCTGGACAGAATTAAAAAATTAGAGGAAAAAATTACAACAAATCTTTATCGAATTTTTTCAATACAAGAATCTATCAATTATTTAAATGATGAATATGATTCTAAATTTGAATATGGAATTGATTTATTAAGAGAACAGGCAAAGAAATTTGCACTTGATATTGGAGAATATCAGAAAAATATTGGAACTAACAGTAAAAGTTCTTCTTGGATAGCTTGCTGTGCAGCAAGAGATAAAAAGATGCTATCTGAAAAATATGACAAGTTATTTGGACAGGAGGATAAAAAATAATGAAATTACAAAAATGTTCAGCAATTAGACTTGAAACTTTAAATCATGCTCTAATCACTAATGATCATGGCGAAGAATTTCGTATTTCACATTGGGAAGTGAATATTGAAAATATTCATGAAATTCTAGTTGTTTGTCATAGAGAAAAAGATCTTCTTTCTGAAGAGATCACTTTCACTTGGGAATCTATTAAAGATTGGTCGATCCAACTACAAACCGAAGGTTACAGGATCTGTTAAATGACTAATAAAAATGAATCAAGGGATGATTGTATTGCAGCGATTAAAGAATGTATAAAAGATGATTTACAGAAACCTGAGATTATTAAAAAAATGATTGATGATTATCCAGGTGTACATAAATCAACTTTTTATACTTATTACGATGTTGCACAAGATCAATTATCAGATGAAGATTTTGTTTCTGGTGCTTGTATTATCGAAACTGAAAGACAGATTAAAATCCAACTCAAGAAACGCTTAGTTGCTGATCTTGAAAGAGATTATGATACAGAAACTGATCCAACACTAAAACGAAACTTAAGAAATGATCTTCTTAAGATTTTGAGACAATTTTAAACACGAATTCGCTAACGAAAATGATTGACAACCCACTAGAACAGCAAACTTTAGATAGCTATGACAATCTTTATGTCAATGAAAAGTTTGAAGAGCATTGTTCTGATGCTGCTAAAGAATTAGCTAAAGATAATAATCTACATCCAGATTATTATGAACCTTTTATAGAATTTTACATTGAAGAATGTAGAGAATCAGATAGAGGTTATTTTTTCGGTGATCAAAAATATATTATTGATCTCTGGTGGGATCATAATAAAGATTTATATGAAACTAAAACACCTTATATGGAGATTTAAAAATGAAAACTAAATTAGAAGAGATTAGAGATTCTCTTGATCAATATATCAAGGATGAATTAGAAAAAAGTCCACCTGATAGAGATTGGGAGGTATGGAGTTTTGAAGATGATCTTTATGAGATTATCGAATCTTTTGATGAAATTATTAACTATGATCCAACACCTGATTAACTTTTTATATATTCATTAATAGCAGTTCTAACCTGATGAGCGATGGGGATACCTTCTTCATCGCTTTTGTCTTTTAAAGCTTCATATTGTTTGATAGTAAAATTACAGACATATCTGATGTAGTCGGTTTTA